TGCCGGCGCCAAGGAACTTGACTACGTAGGCGAGATCATTGCGGGCGAGGTCACGGAAGTCGCGGGCGTCGATCGGCCGGCCACCGGTCGCCGCTGGCGCTTCTTCAAGGGCGCCCCTGGCTCCAAGGCGGGGATCTCCCCGACCCTCGCCCCCGGGGTCAACTACACCGAATGCCTCGCTCGCGGCGACATGCCGACCCCGACCCTCTGCGAGGCAGCGGGCCAGCCCGATGCGCTCGGCAATTTTACGGATGTCCTCCGGGCCGATATGGCGGGCCACGACGCCTCGGTCGCCGATTTGAAGATGCTGGCCGAGTGCGAGGACGCGATCACACGGGGCGAACTTACATTGCAGGAGGAAAAGATGATCACGCGCGGACGGAAGTGCCCCGACGGGATCGTGCCCGAAGGCAAGGACGTAGCACCCCCGGTGCCCGAAGAGATGGCAACCGATGTGCCGCTCGAGGACGAGCCTGCGGCAATCGAAGTGCCATCGACCCCGACCGAATGGAGTCTCGCCGATTGCCTGACGCAAGCAACCGACATGGGGCTCCCGGAAGATGCCGCGGTCTCGGCCTGCCAGATGGTGCGGGGCGAGTTCGGCGACCCGAACGATGAGACGAAGATCCTCGTGCCCGACGGGACGCAGCCCGAGGGCTTGATCAATGCGGCGGCGATGAGCTTGGGGCTGGGGAAGTCGCTCAAGGTCCAGCCGACCGGGCCGCCGGCCGTCAAGTTCCAGGGCGAGAACCGCTGGCGCACGCTCTTCAAGCGCTTCTTGGGAATCCGTGAGCCGCGCCCCGGGCGCAAGCTGGTCGAGTATCTGCGGGGCGTGGAGTCCCGCGTGGAGGGACTCATGTCTGAGCAAGTGAAGTCACGGGAGGACCTGCGGCTCGTGATCGAGCAGCAAGGCCAGATGATCCATGGGCAGGGCCAGCTGATCCATACGCTGGCGGGCCTCGCTGGCGTCACCCTACCGGCCACCGCCCCCGCTGCCCCCGCGGCCGTAGCCGAGCCCGCCCCCGCGGCGGGTTCCGGGAATCCGATCATGGAGCCCGCCAAGTCGGCGCCGACTGCCCCGGCCGATGGTGCCAAGGATGGTGCCGCGGCCGGGGCCCCGATCGTGGCGGCGCCGTCTTCGGACGACCGGATCGCCCGGCTCGAGGCGACGGTCGAGACGCTCGTCCAAGCGCTCACGGGCGGGGCCGGCCCGGCGATGGAGGAGCCCGGCGACAACGAGCTCCCGGACTTGGTCGGCGCCGGCGTCGCCGCGCCCTCGGCCGAGCCGAAGCGCGTCAGTGCCGCGAGCCCGCCCCCGAATCGGCTCATGGTGAAGACCGTCGCCCCCGCCTCGAGCGGTACGCCGGTCGAGTACTCGACCATTCTCGGCGCTCCGGTGACCGCCTCGGAGCGGAACGCGGCGCGTAACGGCGGCGGGCTCCCCCGCATCGCCCGGCGATAAGGAGCGACCCATGAGTGCGACCTACTTCAAGTCGATGCACGTGGACGAGGACCCGCAGGGACCGCCCAAGTTCTTCTCCGACGTGCGGCTCTCGGGTGCCGATCAGCTCCTCGCCCGCGATCCCGAGACCGTCGCCTTCCTGGCCAAGTGCTACGCCGAAAAGGTGACGCACCCGCCCGGCCAGCGCTGGCCCATCTTTGCCGAGAAGCGGCTCGGCGCCTTCCTCGCGGCTCTCGGAGTCGATCTTGAGGAAGCGAAGAAGTTTGTCGGCGAACCGACGGACGTCCCGACTTACTGCGACTCGATGGAGCAGTCGGTCAAGATGTTCAACGGGGCGTCATTCCTTGCCAAGAATGTGTACGAGGTCTGCGCGCACCTTCGCAGCCGGCGAGCGCTCGCGCGTACGTAGGGAAACCACCCCGGGCATCACGGGACAGGGACGTTCCGTGCCGGAAGTTCCAAGGAGGGGACGCAAGTGCTATCCCAAGGACACGCGCTGCTCGCGGCACCGTCATCGGTGACCGAGGGTCGGCGCCTCACGAAGTACGAGCAGGCGAAGTTCCTGCTCCGTACCGTCGCTCCGTGCTTGATCCAGCCCGAGGAGGCAGACCGGCTCATCGACTACGTGGTCGATGAGTCGCAGATGTTCCGCGAGGCTTCGGTCGAGCGCATGACCACGAACGAGCAGACGATCCGCTTCATCAATCTCTCGAGCGGCATCCTTCGGCTCGCCACGTGTAACGAGACCCCGACCGAATCGGTCTCGATCACGAATACGAACAAGTGCCTGAAGACCATCAGTCTCGACGCCAAGTTCTTCCTCTGCGATGACGACTTGCAGGACGGGATCACCGGCCCGCAGTTGGAGCAGCAGATCATGCGGATGACGGCCGAGACAATCGCGAACGAGACCGAGCGGATCGCGTGGATGGGGAACACGAACGGGAGCTACACCGATCCCTCGAACGTGAACAACGCCGTCATGGGTGCCCGCGATATGTGGTATCGCCAGCTCCAGCAAGGGCACATCCTGAACGGTGGCGGGTTCACGGGCGAAGCCGGCAACCGGGCGATCACCTTCCACAAGCTGAACTGCCTCCAGCGCGCCCTGCCGACCAAGTATCGCCGGAATCCCGAGCAGCTCCGGATCTACATGCCGAGCGACATGTGGGTCGATTACGCAGAGCTCCATCAGGGTCGGGAGACGGTTCTCGGCGATCGCTCGCTCCTGGGCCCCGTGCCCCGCGAGCACATGTCCACCCCGATCGTGCCCGTGCCCTTGATCCCGACCAACATCCGCGCCTGCGGGTGCGAGTCGCTCTCGACGTCCACGGGGACGTTCATGGTGATCACGGACCCGGCGAACCTGGTCGTGGGGATCCAGAAGAACATCACGTTCGAGCGGTGGCGCGATGGACCGCGGCACCTGACGTGGTTGATCTGGACCTTCCGGTTCGATGCGCTCGTGTTCAACGAGGATGCGACGGCGATGGTCGACTGCATGCAGCTCATGCCGTGTGCTTCGACCTGCGTGCCGACGGCTCTCCCGGCCGGGCGCTGTGTCGCCTGCATCAACTAACGGGGTAACGCTCTCGTAGCCTGCGACCTTCGGCGAAGCGCGGTAGCTCTGGCCGGTTGCCCACGGGTTCTCCGGGGCCGGCTGGAAACGCGCTTCGCCGAAGGGGACAGAAGCCAAGACGACTCACCCGGCTCTTGAGTAGCCGTCCGCCTCCCCCGCCCCAGCCTACCCGTAGGGGCGAGACAGTCGAGAAAGGATGACCGTGCCTCAGGTGGTCCTGGCGCGAAGCCTCACCTATGTCCACAACGGACGCGCGTTCCGCCGTGGCGAGCCTCAGGACGTGCCCGAAGGCGACTATCTCTTCCTGCTATCGCAAGGCTTCATCGACCCGAACCACGAGCTCCAGGTGGTTCACCCCTCCCGGCTCACGCGGGCGCCGGCCGACTCCGAGATCCCGATCGTCCGGACGGGCGGGCTCGGCGACGTGCTGATGGTGCTCCCGGCACTCCGGGAGTTGGCACATCGGTTCCCCCGGCTCCGGTTCACCTACGCGACGGCGCACGAGTTCGTGCCGCTCCTCCGGAATTGCCTCTTAGGGCAGCCGGGCGGGTTCCTTCACCGGGTCTGCGCCCTAGCCGATCTCCACGGGCGACTCCCGTGGGTGATCGATCTTCGTGGCTACTCCGAGCGCGACGGCCGGGAGCGCTACGACCGGATCGGAGTTTTCGCCCGCTATCTGTTAAACGGCGGCGAGCCCTTGGACTGGTCCTATCCCCTCCACGCGACCGACCTTGAGCGCTTGCAGGGCAAATCCACAACCGGGGCGCTCGATCACGGGCGGCCGGTCGTCGGAATTGTCGTCGGCTCGCACTCGCAGTCGGGCATGCGGAATTGGCCGACGACCTACGTCGAGGACTTCGCCGAGCGTGCCTTCGATCATGGCTACCGCGCGGTGCTGATCGATGACCGTGTGCATCAGCTCACCCCGCGGCTCGCGGCGGCGGGGGTGCGCTCACTCGCGGGGCACTTGACGATCCCGACCTTGCTCTCGGTCGTCGCCTCGCTGGATTACTTGGTAACGCCCGATACCGGTGTCCTGCACTTGGCCGAAGCGCTGGGCGTCAAGACGGTCGCCTACTTCACGAGCGTGCCGCCGGAGGCGCGAGCCGTGCACTACCGCCACGTGCGGTCGCTCTATGCCGCGGTCCACTGCGCCCCCTGCTACCACGCGCCCACGTGCGGCGCGCCCCCGGGGCAAACGCTCTGCGCCTTGGAGGTCAAGCCCGCGCGCGTGTGGCAAGAGATCGAGTGGATGGCGCAGAACGCGCCGCCTTACGCATTCCGAGCCGAGATGGCCGGGCCGAGCTGGGCGCCGGTCGAGTTCTCTCAACCGTTGGAGGCAGTCGCGCCATGAAGCATTACCTGTGGATCTTCGGGCTCACGATCTTGGGACTGGCTCAGCCGGTAGAAGCGGGCACGTGGTACGTCAAGAGCTTCAGGGACATCCCCGAAGGCAGGGTAATCCTTGATCTCTATACGCGCGAGGCCGATGCAGACACGCTCGTCTGTACCGCCTGCCAGTCTACGAAGGTCGTCGATGTTCTTTTCCTCCAGAAGCGAGACGAATGCGAGTCCACTGAAAACGAGCTTTACCCCTTCGATGGCAGGGCGTGCCTAACTTCAATACCTACGGATGAGACGGCATGGATCGTCATATCCAAGAAGGAAGTGGATGGCGAGGAAGGGGTCTTCTGCTATGGCCTGAACGTCTGTAGCACCAGCCCCAAGAAGGCGAAGGGGAAGTAGATGTACTCCGTACGAGGACGAGCGCCGGCCACGGCGGCAACTGCCGATCACGCGGTGTGGAGTTTCTGGAATCCGCACTCGACCCAACGCATCAAAGTCATCTCAATCGCGATGTTCGCGCAGACGGCGGCGACCGCGGGCTGGGTGGTGCGGATGCGCCGCATCAGTGCCCGCGGCACGGCGGGATCGACGGTTACGCCGAACAGCTCGAACGACTCGCGGCTCGGCGTGGCTCCCGTGTCGGGAGCGCTCCTCGATCTGGCGCAGTTCTCGGCACAGCCGACACTGCTCGCCAGTTCCGTGGACATGCTGATGGGATACCCGTTCCCCGCGGTGATCGGAGCCGGTGTGGTGTACCCGATACCCGGTGGCGTCGAGATCGGACCTGGAGCTGGCATCGCCTGCATCCAGGTACCAGCCACCGCCGGACCCATCATGGAAGTCACCGTCAACTGGCTTGAGGACTGGTTGTAAAACCGATGCCGACCTACCGCGTGACGATCGTTGCCTTCATCCAGCACCTCGGTGAGGATTTCGATTGTCCATTGCCGGCGAGCAACAACCAGAGCCTCGGTCGCACCTGGGGTGCACAGCTGCCCAACTATGACGGCATGGACAGATTGGGTCCGGTTCCATCCGGCGTGCGGACCTTGTACCCGAGCAGCATGGCGCATCCGTTGATGGACTCGGAGCCCATGCACTCGTCAAGCGCCATCGCTCAGTATTCGGCGCCAGCGTATTGGTGGCAATCGCAGGAGTTTGAGGACACCGTGGCGGTGGCACCGTCCTTCGTCGCCGCGTGGGGTGCCCGGGCGAACATGGGAACGGGGTACAACGTCCAATGAGCACGCTCCGCCAAAACGTTGCCGGTCAGCGCGTCTTTTTCGTGCTCATCAACGCCACGACGGGTGCCGGCTTGACCGGTGCCACGGTGACGGTGAACCGCGGCATCGACGGCGGGGCGCAGGCGGCGGCCACGGGCACGGTGACGGAGCTTGGCCTCGGGCAGTATCGGTTCGACCCGAGCCAGGCCGACACCAACGGCGACCACGTGGGCTACATATTCACGGCCACGAACGCGATCCCGGTCAATGCCAACTTCGTTACCACGAACGCCAACCCGCACGACGGGGTGAGCCTCGGGCTCTCGGCGGTGAACTCGCAGGTCGTCGGGATGAATGCGAACGTGGTCACGGCGGCGGCCATCGCTAATGCGGCCATCGATGCCGCCACTTTTGCCACGGGTGCGATCGACGCGGCAGCCATTGCGACGGGTGCCATTACGTCGGCCAAGTTCGCGGCCGGCGCTATCGATGCGGCTGCGATCGCAGCGGATGCCATCGGATCGAGCGAGCTGGCCGCATCTGCGGTGAATGAGATCGCCGATCAGGTATGGGATGAGGCGAGACTGAGCCATACGATAGCTGGAAGCATGGGTGAAACCATGAATATTCTCGCTCTTCTTGATGCCAACACGATCGCGGCCGCGGTTTGGGATAAGCCGACGAGTGTCCATACAACGATCGGCACTTTTGGGCAACGCCTACAGAGCAACAACGCAGGGGCTGTTAGTGGTGCTGGTGGCCCCGGCGAAATTAATTTGGATGCCAGCGCGGAAGGATCGGACGATTACTATAACTGGCAAATCGTATTAATCACAGAAGGGTTTGGGGTAGGCCAAGCGCGGATCATCATTGATTATGAGGGTGCAGCCCGGAAGGCCATCATCAGTCCTGATTGGGTATTTACCCCGGATGCCACAAGCGAATACGTTATCTTGCCGTTTGGCGTGATGCCGGCGGCGATGATCGCTGGAGCTGTTTGGGACGAGACCCGCGCAGCCCATGTGACTGCCGGGACGTTCGGCGAAGGCGTCGCATCCGTCCAGGGCGATATTACGGGCAATGTCAACGGTAATGTGGTGGGTTCCGTGGGGTCGATCGGGGCCAACGGGATCAACGCGGCATCCTTTGCCGCCAACTCGATCACGTCCTCCGCACTCGCCACGTCCGCAGTGGATGAGATCGTGGATCAAGTCTGGAACGAGATCCTATCTGGACATCTTGGGGCGGGCTCGACGGGCGAAGCCTTGAACAATGCCGCCGCCGCGGCACCAACCGCCGCAGTCATCGCCGATGCCGTGTGGGACGAGCTTCGTGCTGGACACGTTATCGCCGGTTCGTTCGGCGAGGGCGTGGCCTCAGTTCAGGGGAATGTCACGGGGTCGGTGGCCAGCGTGACGGGTAACGTCGGCGGTAATATCACCGGCAGCGTGGGCTCGGTCGCGGCCAACGGGATTACGGCATCATCGCTCGACGGCACGGCCATCGCCGAGATCGCCGACGGCGTGTGGGACGAGGACATCGTGGCCGCGCATGGCACGGCCGATACGTCGGGGCTGATCCTCTCCCAGCTCACGAAGCGCGCCGTCACGCTCTCGACGGCCGTGCTCGACGGCTCGGTGGTCGGGCAGATCCTCGACGACGGTACCGCCGTATATGACCGCACGACGGACTCGCTGCAGGCGATCCGTGACGCGCTGGCCGCCGCAGGTCCGACCGCCGCCGTGATCGCAGACGCGGTATGGGATGAACTCCGAGCTGGGCACGTGATCGCCGGCAGCTTTGGGGAAGGTGTCGCGTCCGTGCAAGGAAACGTCACCGGCTCGACCGCCTCCGTGACGGGGAACGTCGGGGGCAATGTCGTGGGATCGGTGGGCTCGGTGGCCGCCGGTGGCATCACCGCCGCCTCCTTCGCTGCGAATGCGATCACGGCCGCAGCACTTGCCACGTCGGCGGTTGACGAAATCGTGGATCAGACCTGGGATGAGGCATTGGCGGGGCATCTCAGCGTGGGCTCGACCGGCGAAGCCCTGAACAACGCGGCGGCGGCTTCTCCCTCGGCCGCGGTGATCGCTGATGCAGTTTGGGATGAGTTGAGGGCCGGCCACGTTATTGCGGGGTCCTTCGGTGAAGGCGTCGCGAGTGTGCAAGGCAATGTGACTGGGAGCACGGCCAGCGTGACGGGATCTGTCGGCTCGGTCGTTGGCAATGTGGGCGGAAACGTGGTGGGGAACGTCAGCGGTAACGTGGTGGGAAGCGTGGGATCCGTCGCGCTGAACGGGATAACGGCCGCGAGCCTCGACGTGAGCGCCGTGAACGAAATCGTGGATCAGGTATGGGACGAGATCCTCGCCGGTCATCTCGGGGTCGGGTCCACCGGGGAAGCACTGTCCAATGCGGCAGCGGCGTCACCCTCAGCGGCCACCATTGCCGATGCGGTCTGGGATGAACTCAGGGCGGGCCACGTCATTGCCGG